AAGATTTATATTTGTGTATCGAATTATTCCAGTGTGGTAGCTAGAATAATTCCATAGGTTAACTTTAACCTGAACCCGACTGTCTACCACCAGTTGGGTTTTTTTATTTAAAAAAATGCAAGGCAAAAAATCATTTTTACTTTACACGGATCAAAGAGAAGTATTTGATGAGCTTTCCGACGAGGATGCTGGCAAGTTAATTAAGCATATTTTCGCTTATGTTAACGATGAGGACCCAATAACAAGCGACAAACTTTTAAAGGTGGCATTTTTACCAATTAAGACTCAGCTTAAAAGAGACCTTAAAACTTGGGAAAATAAGCAAGAACAACGAAAGGATGCGGCAAAAAAATCCGTTGAATCGCGGCAACGAACTTTAACGAGCGTTAACGAGCGTTCAATTTCGTTCGGTGATAATGTAAATGTAAATGTAAATGGTAATGTAAATGATAATGTTAATGTAAATGGAAATGTAAATAAACAAATAGGCTCTGGCGCGCTTTTTTCTTTGGAGGATATCTTTAATGATTTTATAAAAGAAAAGCCTTTAAAGCGTCCCTACTTTGACAGAATGGCTGAGGTACATTCGACAGACTCGGAAACAATTGAAGGTTTATTTAAAAAATGGGCAACTTTAAAAGAGGGCGAAAATATGACAATCGCCAAGGCTGAAAATAGTTTTAATCTTTACCTTGGCAATAATTTAAAAAACATTTATAAGCCACAAGAAAAGGCAAATTCTTACAAAGGTGGAATAAGTAAAAACGTTTTTGACGAGCTTTACGAGGATTTACAAAAACAAAAACTTTTAAAAAATGGATGAGATAATTTTAACGCATTTGCGAAAAATGGAGTTTGTTTGTGGCCTTAAACAATTTAAGGAATACAAAAAAGAAGAGGCAAACGAATTACTTGGATGCCTTAGCAAATTATTTGGCTCTTATGGTTGGATGACTGAGGACCGAGTAAACTATATTTTACACGCTGGAATGAGGGGCCAGTACGGCGATTTTTACCACGTTAACGAAAAGACGGTAAGCGTTTGGATTAATCAATATTATGCGCACCACCAAAGCCAAATTGTCCAAGAAGTCCAGGCTTTAAATAACAAAGAAAAGGAGCCAACAAACGAAGAGATTGCGTACTGGATTGAGGTTGGAAAGCAAACGTTTCGAGACAATTACCAGGAGGTCAAAGAAACTGGAAATTGCAAGCACCTTGCCGACTGGGGAATGTACTGGTTTAACAAGTTCCAAGAGAAAGGCATTTTAAAGCCTTGGGAGTTTAACGTGCAAGAAATAGAAAGCGACGTGCGTAAGGAATTGCGATTAACAACCAGGTACGTTGAAGAGTCGACAGTTGGCGCCAAGACAAAGAATAAGATTTGGAAATTGTTTATTTTACAGGCAATTAAGGACAATAAAAATTTAGATCAATTAATTTAAACAAAACAACTATGACCAAGATTTATGGCGGAAACGCAAAGATTATTCAAACCAAGTTTGGAGAAATGACAAAGATTAGCCAAAGCCGTAGCGACTTAGAAAAGCTATTGGCATACTTAAACGCAAACGATTCAGAATGGGTAAACCTAGTATTAAAGGAAAAGCAAGAAAAGGTTGAAGGCAAGCCAACTCACTACTTGGAGGTTGACGATTGGAAGCCAGTACAAGTGGCAAACAAGCCGACAGAGAAACGCATAGTTGAAAACGATAACTTACCTTTCTAAATGAAAAAAAATGATTTGTACGCAATCTTTGTGGCGCTTGTAGGCATATCCTTACTGGCGTTGCTAAAGGTTTCTAGTTTGTTGCTTTTTATGGTTGCTTTAGCTTTGTGGACTTTGGCTTGGTCTTGGATTTATAAAAAATGTAAATGATACAATTTAAGTTAAACGAAAAACCGCTAAGCGTAAACGAAGCCTGGCAAGGCAAACGCTTTAAGACTGAAGCATACAAGGATTATGAGCGGACAATAAGTTTTATGTTGCCAAAAGCCGAAATTGATCCTAAAGAAATGTTGAGGATTGAGTTTTTCTTTGGCTTTAGCAATAAGGCCAGCGATCTAGACAACCCAGTTAAGTTGCTAATTGATATTGCGCAAAAGAAATACGGCTTTAACGATAAAAACGTTTTTGAGTTAAACGTTCGCAAATGCCTGGTAAAAAAAGGCGAGGAGTTTATACACATGGGCATTTATAAATTAGTGCCTTTTTAAACAAAAATCACCTTTATTAATTGTATTATTATCGGAATCTTATATTTGCCTAAAGATTAAAACGATGAGCATTTACGAAGGGTTATTTATACGAAAGGCGCGCAAATCCGCTGGCTACACGCAAGAACAATTGGCCGACAAAATAGGACTTTCTTTGGCGCCAATTAACCAGGTAGAAAACGGATGGGAGTCTATAAGCCTAAACAGACTAAGACAAATTTGCGATGCAATTGGCTTGGAGGTTGTAATAAAAATTAAAGATGCCAAGAATTCAGCCAGTTAAAACCGACTATTCGTTGGAAATTAGATACAGACTAAGGGACGGCAATTGGTCGCCATGGTCCAACAAAGGCAAGGGTAAATTTGAATGCATTGAATTAGTCCAGCGACAGATCAGAACGCTGGCCGCGTCTTATCAGGGCCGAGAAAAAGAGGTGCGCTTTGAATGGAACGGAAAACTTTGCAGTTTTACTGGCGAGCCAACTGGCCAAACGATTATATTAATGTAGTTATTTTGGGTTTTTGTTGATGTTTAAAAGGCTTGGGTTTTGCTCAAGCTTTTTTTTAAAATTTAGAAAAATATGAAAATAAATCATTTAGGATTTTGGGAAACAACGGACGCAACTGGGCACATTCACGATCTAAGCATTGCCGCGGCTTTGTCCAATTATTTAGCAGATAAACAAGCCAAGACAGTTGTCGACTTTGGTTGTGGGATGGGTGACTATGCCAAAGCTTTTAAAGCTGACGGCTATAAGGTGGAGGCATACGATGGCAACCCAAATACAGAAACGCTAAGCGGTGGAATTGGTAAGGTGTTGGACTTATCCAAGCCGTTTTATTTGGGTAAAAAGTTTGACGTTGTTTTGTCGCTGGAAGTTGGCGAACATATTCCAGCTGAATTTGAGGGCCAATTTCTTGCCAACATTACAAAGCACGCCAAAAAGCATTTGGTTATAAGCTGGGCAATTGAGGGCCAAGGCGGAAGCGGACACGTTAATTGCAAGAATAACAACTACATTATTGGCGAAGTAGAATATTTTGGCTTTAAATTTAATTTTAACGATAGCGAAAAGATTAGAAAGGCCGCAACAAATGCGTCTTGGTTTGGCTACACAATTATGGTTTTTGATAGAATATGAAAACGCAAAAAGTAAAAATTACAGAAGTAAAAAGCAATCCAAACAATCCAAGATTAATTAAGGATGACAAGTTTGAAAAGCTAGTTAAATCAATAAAGGAGTTTCCAAAAATGCTGGAAATTAGACCCATTGTTGTAAATGCTGACATGATTGTGCTAGGTGGGAACATGAGGCTAAAGGCTTGCAAAGAAGCGGGTTTAAAAGAAATCCCAATTATTTTTGCAGACGAGTTAACGGAGGAGGAGCAGAAACAATTTATAATTAAAGACAACGTGGGGTTTGGTGAATGGGACTGGGAGCAATTAGCAAACGATTGGGATGAGGTCCAACTTCAAGAATGGGGTTTAGATATTCCTGATTTTGGAGTGACCGAAATACCAGCAGCGGAAGAGGATGATTACGAGATGCCAGAGGAACTGCACACCGATATTGTTTTAGGGGATTTAATTCAAATAGGAGACCATCGATTGCTTTGCGGAGATAGTACGGATAGTGATGCGGTTGATAAGCTAATGAATGGAGAGAAGGCGGACATGGCGCACAACGATCCACCCTATGGAATGAAGAAAGAAAAGGACGGAGTACTTAATGATAATCTTAATTATGATGACCTTCTTGATTTTAATCGTGAATGGATTGCATTACAATTTATGCACCTTAAAGAAAGCGGCAGTTGGTATTGTTGGGGAATAGATGAGCCTTTAATGGATATTTATAGCGAAATTCTTAAGCCGTATATTAAAGAACAAAAAGCTACATTCAGGAATTTAATAACATGGGACAAAGGAAACGGACAAGGGCAGAATAGTGAAAATACTAGAAGCTATGCAATAGCAGACGAAAAATGTTTGTTTGTTATGTTAGGAGTTCAGGGATTTAACAATAATGCAGATAATTATTTTCATGGCTGGGATTCTATTGTTAACTATCTAGATCAAGAGAAAAATAAGGCGAATTTTACAATAAAGGATTGTAAAAGGTTGGCGGGACATAGCGAAAAAAGCGGTTGCCATTGGTTTGACAAAAGTCAATGGATGATGCCAACTGAAGAAACCTACAACTCTTGGAAAAATTATTGCGTTAAAAATAATATTAATGCTTTTGAAAAACCATATTTAGAAATAAAAAAAGAATATGAAAAAATAAAGTACGGCCATGATGAATACAAAAATAGTTTTTACTCAACCCGCGCCTACTTTAATAACACGCACGATAATTTTAATAACGTTTGGAAATTTGAAAGACATTTGAGACAAGGAGATGAAGGAGGTCATGCAACTCCTAAGCCAATACCTTTATGCGAAAGGGCAATAAAATCAAGCTGTCCTGATAAAGGTTTAATTTTAGATATGTTTCTTGGATCAGGCTCTACAATGGTAGCAAGCCACCAACTAAAGCGCAAGTGCTACGGGATTGAACTAGACCCAAAGTATTGCCAAGTCATTGTCGACAGGATGCGTAAATTAGACCCAGCTTTAGTCATCAAAAAAAACGGAGTAACTTTGTAATATGGCACGACCAAAATCACAAATCGACTGGATTGAAATGGGACGACTAGTCCAAGCTGGATGCACAGGCGTCCAATGCGCTGCTTACTTAGGCATTGACGAGGAGACATTTTACAACCGATGCAAGGACGACCTCGCAATGGGTTTTACCGAGTTTTTGCGGCAAAATAGGAGCAAGGGCGATGCGTTGTTACTTGCAAAGCAATATGAGGCAGCTTTAAAGGATAAAGACCGTGGTATGCTTATATGGCTAGGCAAACAAAGACTTGGCCAGCGTGATAAGTTTGACCATGACCATACAACCAAAGGCGACAAGATAACGCCACCAATAGAGTGGATTCAATCCGAATAATAGACAAATACAAGCCTTTATTTTTAGAGGTACCTAAAACCCGTTATTTTTTAATGACTGGCGGTCGAGGTAGTGGTAAATCGTGGACCCTTTCGATGTTCCTTTTAAATTTAACTTACCAGGAAGGCCACGTTATTTTATTTACGCGTTGGACTTTAACCTCGGCGTTTATTTCGATTATTCCTGAGTTTATCGATAAGATTGAGTTAATGAATAAGGGCGATGACTTTGAAATTACCCAAAGCGAAATCATTAACAAGGCAACTGGATCAAAGATTTTGTTTCGTGGAATTAAGACCAGCCAAGGGACCGCAACGGCTAACCTAAAATCAATCGCTGGCGTTACTACTTTTATTCTTGACGAATCGGAGGAACTAATGGACGAGGATGTATTTGACCGCATCGACCTATCTATTCGTGCAGTAAACAAACCCAACCGCGTTATCCTGGTAATGAATCCATCGTATAAAAGCCATTGGATTTACGGCCGATTTGTCAAGCTTACGCGCGACGATACTAGTTACATTCATACGACTTACTTGGACAATGTGCAGAATTTAAGCCAGTCATTTATTGACCAGGCAAAACGCGTTGAGCAAGAAAACCTCCACCGTTACGAGCATTTATTTTTGGGTAAATGGCTTGACGATGCCGAGGGATTGCTTTGGAATCGGCCAATTATTGAACGTGCAAGGGTAAGCGCAAAGCCTGACCTTTCGCGCATTGTGGTTGCCATTGATCCAGCGACAACGGCCTCAATGAATAGCGACGAAACTGGCATAATTGTTTGCGGTACGGATGCCAACGGCAAGGGATATGTACTTGAAGACCTAAGCGGCAAGTATTCGCCAACGGAATGGGCAACCGTCTCATTGCAAGCGTTTAAAAATTGGAATGCCGATTGCATAGTTGCAGAAAAAAACCAAGGCGGCGACATGGTCGAAAGCGTTTTGCGGTCGCAAAATACGACCGCAAGAATTAAGCTTGTAACGGCAACAAAGGGCAAGTACGTTAGGGCCGAGCCAATTTATTCGCTTTATGAGCAACACAAAATTTTCCACGTTGGCAGCTTTCCAATACTAGAAAACCAAATGATTACCTTTGAGCCTGACAAAGGCAAATCGCCTGATCGCGTCGATGCAATGGTTTGGGGATTTACAGAATTAATGGTTAGTGGCCAAGAATTTTGGCACGTTTAGAATATTGAATCATTTTTTTATTTTATTACCCTATTTTTACAAAAAAAGACAACGGAATGAATTACTTAGATAGAATAAAAACCGCGCTAGGTTTAAACCAAAAAGATTCGACCTATTTAAACGCGGTTTTCCCTTACTTGGGTAATAATGTTATTTGGACCGCACCAACAACGCAAAATTTTATCGAGAAAGGTCTTTACCTAAACTCTGACCTTTACGCCATTATAAACTTAATTATCAACAAGGTAAGCACGGCGCCGATTGTAGTGTATGAGGTAAAGGACCAAAAGGCTTTAAAGTACTACAAATCAATGAGCAAGTCGTTTGACAATTCGGGCGCCAAGTTCCAAGCTCAACAATATAAAGCCAGGGCATTGGAAGAGGTTAGCATTCCTGAATTGGACCGTCTATTTAAAAAGCCAAACGAGTTCCAAACTTGGGATAACCTTTTAAAAGAAATTGCCGCATTCCGTCTAATTACTGGCAACGCTTACATTTACGGCGCTAGACGTGGCGAGCAACCAAACGCTCCAATCATTGCGTTGTATTCTTTGCCA